TTCTGGCTTCGTGTGGGAGCGCGAAGCCTACCGTAAATGAATCAACGGCAACAACCAAAGAAAAGATCATCACGGAAACTCTTCATGATACGATTTTCAAAACCGAAAAAGATAGCAGTAGCTATCGTGCCTGGTTGGATTGCATTAATGGCAAAGCAGTGATTAGAGAAGTTACTCAGGCCGAATCGGGGCGTAATTTAAAGAGCCCAAAAGTTCGGCTTGAGGATAACCAGCTCAGCGTTGATTGCGAAGCAAGAGCTCAAGAGCTTTTTGCTTTTTGGAAATCTACTCATGTAGCCGACAAAGAGTACATCACAATAAAAAGAACGATAACAATAACTATTAACAAGCTAACCTGGTGGCAAAAATTCCAGATCTACGGATTTAGAATACTATCAGCAATCTTACTGATCATTGTTGCCTGGAACCGCTTAAAAATCACAAGATAATCATGGAAGAAGTTTTCAAAGAAAATCCACAATTAAAGAGGGTTTATGTAACTACTGACGGAACTCCGTTCTATCAGGAAAATGATGCAAGAAATCACGCTAAAACCTTAGAGGCCAAAACCGTTGAAGAGGTTCTAAATCCGGCACTACTTGATGTAGTTGATGAGGAGGAGGAAAACACGGAAGTTGAATCTCCGGCAACGGATGTACCGGGAACGGATGCACCAGCAACAGATGCACCAGCAACAGATGCTCCGGCAACAGATGCACCAGCAACGGATGCACCAGCAACAGATGCTCCAGCAACAGATGCACCGGCAACAAATGCTCCAGCAACGGATGCACCGGCAACGGATGCACCAGCAACAGATGCACCAGCAACGGATGCTTCAGCAACAGCTGCACCGGCAACAGATGCTCCAAAAGCTGAAAAGCCATTATCCAGAATGTCAAAAGCTGAATTGCTTGACTTCGCAAAATTGAAAGAAATCACTATTGCAGATCCTGAAGCTACCAACAAAGTGTTGCTTGCTGAAATTGAAGCTGCATTAAAAAAAGCTGAATAATGTTACCAGGATCAGAAGTATCATTCACAAACGGAAACTTAGGAACCGTAGCCACAAATCCTGACGGTGTGTGTGGCTTGGTTTCAAGTGCCGTTGCAGTCTCAACAACGTTCGAGCTGCTAAAAAAATATGTAATCTACAGCTTGGCGGATGCTGAAGCTTTAGGAATTGCCAACAGCGTTGGTAACCATGAGTTGTATAAGACAATTCAGGAGTTCTACGCTGAAGCAGGCAATGGAACGGAGCTTTGGATTTATGGTGTTGCCAGAACACAAACTCTTGACCAGGTTATCACAGCTTCAAGAGATTTACTTGATCAGTCTAATCGTAGAATTAGCGCTGTTATAATCAAGTACTCACCATCGACAGCTGAGACAACCATTACAGCCGGAATAAGAACAGGTTTTCCTGCTACATTGGCAGCAGCTCAGGCAATTGCCGAAGAGTACACAAACGAAAAAATACATCCGATTGTTTACATCATAGAAGGTTATAACTTCTCAGGTGTAGCAGCTGATTTGGTTGGATTTTCAGCAACAACATGGAACCGCGTTTTAGTTATGATCGGTGATACCGATACAAGAACCGGAACTTATGCAAGTAAGGGTGCGGCCGTTGGAATTGTTGGAGGCCGCTTGGCTAAAAACCAAGTCCATGTTAATATTGGAAGAGTGAAAGATGGCGCTTTAAAACCTCTTGAATTCTTTATTGTTGACAAAGCCGCTGATCAATACAACGTAACAGCGTTACATGATAAAGGTTTTGTTACAATCAGAACACATGTTGGTAAGTCCGGATTTTATTTTACCGATGATATCCTGGCTTGTACTGAAGAGGATGACTACCACTCTTTGGCTCGCAGGAGGACTATTGATAAGGCATTCAGATTGGCAAATGCTCGCTTAACTAATTACATCTTGGATGACTTGGATGTAACTCCTACAGGAACCATTTCACCAATCAAAGCGAAAGTTATTGAAGGTGACATTGAACGAACTATTGCTCAGGAGATGACCGCAAAAGGCGAATTATCATCGGATTCTACCAATCCTAATGATGCCGGAGTGAAAGCTTTGGTTGACCTTACGGAAGTGGTTGCAAGAACATCGAAAATCAAAGGTAAAATCGGAGTTACACCGAAAGGCTATGCACGTAGGCTTGAGTTTGATTTAGGTTATACCATTAACTCAAATAACTAAGAGATATGTCATTCAACAGTAGAGAATACGAGTGGGCAGATATCACGCTGCATATTGGCGGTAACGACATCGTTGGTGTAAGAGCTGTCAAGTACAAAAAGAAAGTAGAACGCGAAGCAATCTATGGGAAAGGTAGAGATCCAATTGCCATCCAAACCGGTAATGCTTCCTACGAAGTAGAATTTGAGGTAACTCAGTCAGCATTTCTTGCTTTACAAGCAGCCGCTGGAGGAGATATAACCGATGCAAATGTTGACGCAACTGTATCTTTTGGAAATCCTAACAGTGCAACACCAATGATAACTGACAGGATTTTAGGAATTCGTTTTAACGAAACCGAGACAGCGGCAAAACAAGGTGATAAGTTTATGCCTCACACTTTGCCTGGTATGGCAACCGGCATCCAGAAAAATGTATAATAAATCAAAGCAATCCTGGTAACACAGGATTGCTTTTATAAGACAACAAACAATGAAAAAAAACGAAGTAACGCCAGAAAAAATCGCCCAGTGGAAAGCACAATATGGTGATGTTTACAAAATTGTCGTTGAAGACAAAGAGTGCTACCTAAAAGCGCCTGATAGAAAAACTTTGAGTTACGCCTCATCAATTGGAACGCAGGATCCAATGAAGTTTAATGAAATCATCCTAACTCAATGCTGGTTAGCCGGTGACGAGGAAATCAAAACAGTTGATGCTTACTTCTTTGGTGCAGCTACTCAACTTGACAAAGTTTGCGAATTTAAAAAAGCCGAGCTAGTAAAGTTGTAGAGTCATCAGAAGTTGATAAAAACGACTGGTTAAGGATTATCAATGCCCAACTGCGATACTACTATCACATTGCAGATCCTGATGGCTTGTCAGATGAAGATTGGGCAAAAAGATATCAGGAACTGGTATTTATACGAACAGCTGAAAACCCAAAAGAATGAGCCAAACACTTAGTTACGTTATACAAATCAACAGCAACTTTGACAAGGTTGATGCTTCATTCAATAAGTTTCAGAATAATATGTTGGCCGGAATTGGCAAGATTCAAAAAGGGCTTAACAGTATTAGGTTAAATGCAATCATTCAAAACATCAGCGCAGCTGCTGATGGATTAAATTCTTTGAATGATCCAGGATTAAAGTTAAGTAGTTCTTTGGCAGACCTGTCAGCTATTACTGGAGTGACAGGACAGGGATTGAAAGAGATTGAAGGTTACGCAAGAGAAAACGCAAAAACTTTTGGTGGCTCAGCTGCCGAGGGTGTTGAATCATACAAGCTTATCTTGTCTAAGCTCACACCCGAAATTGCGAAACAACCAAAAGCTCTTGAAGCGATGGGCAAATCCGTATCGGTTTTATCTAAGCAAATGAATGGCGATGCCGCCGCGGCAACTGAGGTTCTTACAACAGCGATGAATCAATTCCAGGTTTCTACCGAGGATCCAATTCAAGCCGCAAAAACGATGGCTGACATGATGAATATCATGTCAAAATCGGCTGCTGATGGTTCGGCAGAACTTCCGGACCTTAAAGGCGGATTGGAACAATCAGGGCTTGCGGCTAAAACAGCCAACGTTAGCTTCGCCGAAACGGTTGCAGCACTTCAAGTTTTGGATAAGGCAGGAAAGAAAAGTTCCGAAGGAGGAGTTGCTTTCAGAAATGTTTTGGCCTCACTAAGCGAGGGCAGATTCTTGCCTAAAGATGTAAAGAAAGAGCTCCAGTCAGCAGGTGTTGATATTAATACTTTAACTGACAGATCAAAAACTTTTAAAGAGCGTTTAGAGCCTCTTAAAAAGATAATGAATGATCAGGCATTGGTAGCTAAACTTTTTGGAAAAGAAAATCAAGCAGCTGCGATTGCGTTGATATCCGGAAGAGAAGAAATGGGCAAAATGACCAATGCAGTGCAGGGAACCAACGATGCTTATAGACAGGCAGCCGTGATAATGGAAAGCCCATTGGAAAAAAATAAAAGACTCCAGGCTCAGGTTGATGACTTTAAAATATCATTATTCAATGCAACTGGAGGATGGTTGGGATATGCTAATGTCATTGGAAATACAGCTAGAGATTTTAGTAATCTTATGCCAATATTCCAAGGAGCCGGAACAGTGATCAGTACATTGACTAGCGCAACAAAACTTCAAGCTCTTTGGACCAGCATAGTATCTGGAGCAACAGCTATATGGACAGGAATCCAAACTGCTTTCAATGCCGTGATGGCTATGAATCCAATTGTGTTGGTTGTTTTAGCTGTCATTGCTCTGATTGGAGTTATAACATGGGTTGCTGCAAAAACCGAAGGTTGGGGCAATTTGTGGAAACATACGGTTAACGGAGCCAAACTTTTGTTCCTGGCATACGTTGAAGGTGTTAAAGCAAATTTCAATTTGATGGTTAATGGTATCATGATTGGAATCAACAAAATTCAAATTGCCTGGTACAAGTTTAAAAATGCTGTTGGCCTTGGAGACGAAAAAGCGAATAATGCCGAAATAGCCAGCTTGAATGCTCAAGTGGATGCTAGAAAGGAAAGCATCAAAAAAGGCTATACCAAAACAGCAGAATATGCCAAAGCCGCAGCACTCGAATTTAAAGCCGCTGCCAATTCAGTAAGCTGGAAAAAGGATGGTAAAAAAGAAGCTGGCAAAGATGGTATTTCTGATCCATCTGTGCCAGGAATCAATCCGGCGCTGCAACCAGGTCAAGTTAATACCGATAAGGTCAAAAAATCAAATGAGGCAGTTGCAACAGGAGGTACGAAACACAACTATATTACAATATCCATCAAGGAATTGGTGGGATTAAAAGCGGACACGGTTACTGGAGGAAAGGATGCAGCAACAAAAACCGGAGATGCAACAGCAGATGAATTATTAAGGATTTTAGCAATGGCCGCAGCGGCAACACCGTAACATGATAACAAATCAGGATTTAATTTTTGCATCTATAATGGGCATTAAGTCCGTTGGAGCAATTGAGCGAATGAACCTGGTGCAAAGCGATCTTTCAAAAAAGGTTCTGCCAACAATTCCATTCCTTCCAATCAAAGGTGATGATAATATTGCCCAGCAAAAATATAATCCAGATTGGAAGCTTGGTGAAGCCGATTTGCAAACGCCCGAAAGCCAACAGTTTTTTCCGCTGTCATTCAGCTTTACGGAAAACGGCCAAAAGTGGTTATTCCCTTATGAACCGATGATTAACATCGCTTCCGGAAACAACATTGTTAAACGGAATGTTGCGAAGCAGGGAAACAAGCTGATAGGAACTGTAAAGGAGCGCTGGAGCCGAAAGGATTTTGATATACAGGTAACAGGAGTTTTGATTGGATCAATGCTCTCGGGAAAAGTTGAGGATTGTTACCCAAAGGCACAGATGATAGCTCTTTTTGACTATCTGAAGTATAATAAGGAGATATTCATTTACTCCTATCCTTTGGAAATATTGGGGGTTAACAAGGTAGTTGTAGATGATTACCGGTTCCCATTCACTAAAGGAGAAAACGTACAGGCTTATGACCTGCAATTATCAAGCGATTACAGTTATAATCTCTTGGTTCCGGATGATACATTTTAAATAAAGATTATGCGATTATTCAAAGCGCTTTTTATGCTGTTAATGTTGGTGACATTCAGCACGGGATTCGGAAAAACAACAGCCGACCTGAAGCAAAATTCAACAGCAGAATTCGTGATCAATGGTTTATCCATTGTAGCATTTAATTCTGTAAATGTTGTGCCTGTAAAAACAAGCGTTATTGACGTTGGTTTGAATAGGAACATCGAGAACCAAAAACAGTTATTTAATCAAAAACAAAAGCGATGCCAAAAGTTAGAGCAAAGTTCGTATGTGAATCAATTACTAGCTACGAAGGAAGCAAAACCGCAAAGCTCAGAGCCGTTTATGGAACCGCTGAAGAAAACGCGGATTTCACGAAATATACTCCGAGCGGATCTATCGAGATCACCATCACTAATGATGCACCCGCCGATGGTGTATTTGTACCAGGAAAAAATTACTTCGTAGATTTTACAGAAGTAGAGCAATAAACAAAAAGCCGTCAGCGATGGCGGCTTTTTTTAAACCAATACAAATGTTTGATATAAGTTGGAGCATTAAGTTCAGAACCGATGGCAAAATATCGCGATTAGAAACGGTAGCAGCTATCGATATTGAATGCTCGGTTGACAGCCTTGCCGACACAGCTACCATAACACTTCCAGAAGCGGTTATGAATCAACCATTGAATATTGGAAACCAAATTAAACGAGGATCTGAGGTCATCATCCGTTTGGGTTATGATCAGGATCTAAAAACAGAATTCGTTGGTTATGTCCAGGATATAGCAAACAATGACAGTTCATTGAAAATAATGTGCGAGGACGCACTTTTCCTATTTAGGAAAGGCGTTAAGGATGTAGAGCTGAAGCCTACGAGCTTGCCAAAAATTGCAAAGCTCCTCATTGACCAGATAGATCCAACTTTCAACCTGGTATGTGATTATAATGTCACTTATGAAAAGTTTGTGATCCATGATGCAACCGGCTATGATGTTTTGAAAAAACTGGCTGAAGAAACTAAGGCCAACATTTATTTCAACACAGAGAAAAAGGAGCTGCACATCCATCCGCCATACATCGAGAAAGGCGGCGAAGTCGTTTACTCAATGCAGGTGAATGTAGAAAAGTCATCGCTTGAGTACAAAAAGAAAATTGACCGTAAGGTTGAAGTTACTGTTGAAAGTACCAACACAGCCGGAAAGGTTGAAAAGTACACAACCGGAACATCAGGAGGTGATAAGATCACCCTAAAAGTTGGTTCTATCTCCAGCGCCGATCTAAAAAAGATAGCCAATGCAGAACTCATCAGGCGCAGCGCTGATGGATATGAAGGAAGCCTTGACGGTTGGTTAATTCCATTTTGCCAGCCTACCTATTCGGCCAAGGTGATTGATGAGGATTATCCGGAGAAAACCGGAAAGTATTATGTAGTCGGTGTAACTACATCGGTCAGCGAAGCAGGCTGCAAAAGAACACCAAAATTAGGAGTTAAACTAAGCACGTAATGGACACACCAGCTAAGATCAAAAAAGCCTTGCAGGAAGTTTTGGGAATCAATCCAAACCTTGCCATAACTGCGACGGTTGTCTCTGTTGAACAGGAAACGTGCACCATAAAATTGTTGAGTGAGTTGGTCATTTCAGATGTCCGGCTAAAAGCGACAATAACAGGTTCTGATGATGGCCTTATGATTATTCCAAGAATAGGCAGTGAAGTCATTGTGATGAGCCAAACCGGAAAGCTTTCAGGCTTGATGGTTATCAAAGTTGACAGCATCGATACAATAAAATATAAAAACGGTGATTTTGAGTTCACCGTTGATGGAACCACTAAAAAGGTAACCATCAAAAATGCTGGAGCCAGCGTTGGGAATTTGATTGGGCTTTTTATTGATCAAGTTTCAAATGCGGTGATTGATACTCCCAATGGACCAGGTTCAATAAATGCAGCGACAAAAGCTCAATTAACGAATATTAAAACACAGTTTAAATCGATTTTAAACGACTGATGAAATCAAACGCAATACAATTAACCGACAGCACCGATGGAGTTGACAGCATTGATTTGAAAATCGATGTTAAACGCGATTCCAATAATTTGATTACTGACGGCCTTTGTGTTGGAAATACAATGCCACAGAACCAGGCTTTGATGTTAATTGCTAATCCTGGCGAATTCATGTTTAATCCAACTATTGGCGTTGCTATTGGCGATTTATTGCTGAATGATGATTATTTGCGATTCAGGCATCGAATAAGAGAACATTTTGCAAAAGATGGATTAGTTGTTAAGTCGGTTCAATTGGATGGCCAAAAGCCTCTTTTAATCGAAGCAGATTATGAGTAAGCAGATTGTATATACAGGCCAGAGCTTTTTGAATAAAGTTGTTGAGTGCACAGGTGATGTAGAGAATGCGGTTGCCATGGCTTTTCAGAATGGCATCAATATAAGTGATGATGTTGCGGTTGGAACTGAGCTTATATCATCCGGAGTAACAAAAAAGAATGTTTTCGATTTTTTCAATGAAGACAATAAGCCGGCAACCGGTTATAAAGTAGAAGAGGTGAACGAAGTTGATAATTACGGATTCCCTGAAGGTGAATTTCCATTTAGTTTTTAAACATGGCCAGATCTAAAAAAGAAATCAAGAAACTGATTACTGATGAATTTATCAGTAAACCAGAGATTATTGCAAAATATGGACTTACTCCGGGCAACACGTTTGAGCAAGAATTTTCTCTTGTGTCACTTGAGAACATCATCTTTGATATCATCGCTTTTTTTATGATGGTACATGAGCAAATTGTTTCATTGAATGCGGCCAATACACGCCCGCAGAACATTCCAAATTACAAAGCAATGGTGATGTCGTATTTAGATGGTTTGCCGATCATCTGGAAGGATGGCCAATATCAATTCGACACAACCGGTGTTACTGATGTTGAAGCTTTAAAAATAATCAAGCGTTGCGCGGTCATTAGTACCAGCTCAGGCATACTCGTAAAAATCGCCGGTGCTTCTGGTCCATTGACCAATGATCAGGCAACAGCGGTTCTGTATTATATCGATAAAAATACTCAGCCTGGAGTGCGCGTTACTTTGGTTAACAAGGATGCCGATAATCTCAAAGCTGACATCGATGTTTATGTTGATCCTTTGGTTATAGATTTAGCCACAGGAAAGCTCAAAAATGCAACTGAAGATACGTTTCCTGTTCTTGAGGCTATTGATAACTATTTAGCCAATTTAGAGTTCAACGGCGCATTTGTAAGGAACAAATTTGAAGCGCAACTGGAAGCAGCTGCCGGAGTAAAATTGATTGATATCACATTGCTTCAATGGAAGTACGAATCACTTCCGTTTGGCGATGCCGGTATTTATAGAATTTCAAACTCAGGATCATTCAAGTTTGATCCTGCTGATTTAACGATTAACTATAAGAGCTATGGTATTTTGGAGTAAAGCCGATTTTACAAAGCTTAACCGGTTAACGCTATCAAGCTTTTTCAGAAAAGTTAGGATCCTGGCTTTTCTTGATGCAATGATTGCACCACTCATCAAGATACAGGACGAAACGCTTTACACTATGCAGCATGATGGCAGAAAGATTTATCTGGAGAAAGTACTCAATGATTACTATCAGATTGCCGGTTACAATCCGAGCTTACACGATACGACAAAGAAGATATACATTGAAAACTCAGCTCAGCTCCCAGAGGTTTTTGTTTTCCAGCCTTTAGAAAATAGCCCTGTTTTCTTAGGCGATTCAACTAACAGCAATGAGGTTTTTTTAACGCAATCAGATGAATCGTTAAATGCCTTCAGCTTTACAATATTTATTCCGGACACAATCACGTTCGATGAGCAAGATTTGAGGGCGGTGTTCGATAAATACGCATACATCGGAAAATTATACAACATTGAAACTTACACGTTATGAATAATAATCTTATCGATTTTGGCCAGTTAGGAGGTTACAGGTTAGAGCAACCAACATTTGAAAAAATGCAGGCAACCTATTTCGCTATCCTTGAAACATTGATGGCGCATTTAAACGTTCCATCAACTGGAAAATTCATTATATCAGGATGTGAGCTTGTAGCAGGAAACATTAATCCCGGCATCATGTATATTGATGGTGCAATTTGCCCTTTTGCCGGAACTACTGGCGGAACATCAACCACAGGAACTAAAATCAAAAAGCGTGAAACTACAGCAACGCTATCATTCCAAAATGGTACGAACCCAGCCGTATTCAAAAGCATTGATGCAGTTGTTGACAGCACCGGTACTGCTTTAAGCGCTTTTACTCGTATTCCACAAATCAATGCTATTCCCTGGGGCAATTTAATAGGTGTTCCTGCTGATTTAGTTCATGATTCAGCTTATGTACATACCGACAATAATTTTACAAATGCTCTATTAGCGCATTTGGTTAGCCTGGCAAAGCCGAACTGGAACCAACTTGACTCATCTCAACCAGATGGAATTATCAATCGCCCTCTTGGTAACTTACAAACTTATTTGGCTAAGGGAGAAGTAATAATCGGTGACATTTTAGGTACTACCGATGTCAGAACTATTCCTTTTGGAATTGATGTTGGAACAACGGATTATCATATTGACGGCGAATTGACAGGAACCAATTCTTCAACAGATGACGGTGAGGCCTCAGTTACCTTTATTACAAAGAGAAAAACCCCAATATCAGTGGATATTATAATATACGATCCTAGGAACCGAGGTAGCCAAGATTTCAAGTTTAGTTATAACGTAACGCCTTTATAAAAATGAAGTATTTTAAAGCTATAAAATTATTGCAATACCCATTTATACAATGGACTAAAATTGCTGAATATGAAACAATAGAGGATTTTGAATCCTCTGATTGGTCAGATGATCCTTTGGTGAAAGCAGAATCCGACATTGTAAAGATCTTTGGAACTTATCCTTATCAAATTGTTGACGGTGCTTTTGTGGATTACACAACAGAAGAGCTTGTCGATTTAGAAAAAGCTTTTACTGTTCGTCAGGCGATGGCCAAAAACAGAAATAGGATAGAAACTCTAAATACATCGACTTTTACTTATGATGGACACGAATTTCCTATGGATGATGCTTCTAGGCTTTTCTATTCAACATTTGATAAGATTTCAGGAAGTAAAAAGATATTCGACATTGAAGCTTTTAATTATGGATTGCTTGAAGAAAACATTCCTGATTTTATGGCTGCATATTACGCACAATTAAATAACATAACTCAACACGATGACTAATGATATCAGGAGGATCAAGACCACAGAAAATTGATACAGAAGAAAGATTGGCATGGGCAGAGGGTAGAGATCCCAAAACCTATGAATCTGCCGATGATTATAACTGGCTACAAAACAGGGTTACAGCATTATGGGCTTTGGCTTATCCGGATGCTGCCAACTTTCATCCTGATTCAAAAATTGAACTTGGTACAATCACCGGTTCATTTATTGATTATATCAATACTCACGCTGCAAGGGTATTCCCAGAACCTTGCTTTGTTACCTATACAGTAGCAGGAGTTAATTATATTCAGGCATTCGTTGGATTTGGCGGAACTTATGGAACCGGCACTAA